CTGTAGGAGAGATGTTGTAAATGATATTCGCTAAATCCTCACGGATTCCCGACATATCATAAGTATCAAAAGTTCCTCCGGGTTGAGCCATTGGTTTTTCCTCCTATTTATTGTTGAGCGTCTAGCCAAGTTTTAAAAGCGTCTTTAGTTGCCTGAGTATTTCCCCTCAAGCTATTCTTTTTCATATTAGCCAGCGCTGAATCAATCGCTCTCTTGTCCTCACCTTCCACAGTTTGTTGGTTTCCGGGCGAAGCTATCTTCGGCACTCTTTTTACTTTCTTTCCATCCAGCTTTGCTTTGCGCAACTGATCCATTTTCATGGCGTCATGTGCAATCATTACTGTGCGATGGTCAGAAAGATTTTGCAGTTCTTCGTTTTTAAAACCTTTTGATGTTAAAAACTTTTTAATATCCGATTGGAGTTTGTCCCTTTTATTGGGATCAGCGAACGCTGGAATTTTCTCGATTAATTTATCTTGTTCTTGTTGAAGAACCTGTTGATATTTTTCTCGGTATTCCGCATCTTTCCGCCTTTTTTCTACTTCCAGTTCGGATCGAACCTTTGCTTGTGCCTCTCGCTGCCGTGTAATATCCGCCTGACGGCGAACATACTCTGCTGGATCTTCTTGGAAAAGACGATCCAACTCAGCTTGATTTTCAACCGGATCCTTAAAAGTGGATGAAAGTTCTTGTAAGCGATTGGTATATTTTTCTCTTTCTTGGTTTGCCACATTCATCTTATCTATTATCTTTTGACGCTCATCCTCAATGGATTTGCGATCATCCGCTAATTTCATAGACTTTGTTCTGTAATCAGTTTCTTTGGAATAACCTGCCCTTAATTCATCAAGGGTAACTTTTTGCATTTTGCCATTAATTTTGACATCAAAGAGTTCCTCGTCTGTCGGCTTGTCGGTGTCCTCAGATACTAAATCCAAATCGTCAGGTGTTAATTCCTGTACATCATCGGCTACGGATTTTGTTTTCACATCCTCTTTTACTTCTGATTTTTGCTCCTCGTTCCCTGTGGCTTTGGAATTATCCAAAAGGTTAACAAGGGCTTCTTCTGCTTGAAAAGTATTCAAAGCAGATTCCTTTGCAGGATTGTCTGCCATTTCTCCTCCTAATTTTAATTAAAATTAATTTAAGGTTTTTTTCTTTATGCTTTTTGATAATTGTTCGTTCGCCATCTTGCCTGTATCAGCTACAGACTGGATTTCGTTAACGACCATATCAAGAGCTTTTGAAAGTGTATAAAGCCATTCCCGTGCTTCAGAATCACGCATAAGCGAATTGTTCTATTCAAGGTCAATCGCCTCACGGACTCTTTTCACCGCATTGGTGAAAACTTCATCTTCTAAAAAACTTTTTGCGTGTGCGCCTTTAGACTTTTCTTTTTCTAATGACATTTATCTCCCGTATTTACGAACAGCTTCATATCCGCTTGGTGTAGACTTTGTTTTCATTCTTTGTTGCTGTCTGCTAGGGCCTTTTCCTTTTTTCTCACTTGTGGTTTGAGTAGCGACTTCTTTTACTTCTGTTTTCTTTTCTTCCTTGCCGCCCCTTGTATTAATCACTTCCTGTATTGTTTCTAATTCTTTCTTGGTTCCGTATTTTTCATTCTTGATGACGTTATGACTTGTGAAAACTTCCTTTTCCTTCCACATGTCCAGTTTCTTTTTAGGAACCCTTGACCAGTCATTTGTTCGCATGGCTTCATTCACCAAATCTATCGCATCCTGCATGGATCCATACGCATGTACTTTTTTTACACCGTTTTCATAGGTTTCGTATTTACCGGTATTGGTATTATACGAACCTCCTCCGCTTGTAATAAATCGTAATTCGCTGTCAGGCCCGACAACGCTATATTTGTTAACTGCTGTTGGGGAAAGTGTTTTATTTAATTGATTCGCTAAACTAAAATTCTTTTCAAATTGGGGGCTGAACATAATCCGTGTCCCGTCTGGTGTTCCTCGTATCATTCCTCGCTGTGAGAATTGACGAAGGATTGCATCGTAATTTGGTTTTTTAACAAATTGTTCCGCTACTCGAATAGCTGCTGGTTTTAAAATTCCACCAAATAAACTTTTTGACTTTTCGCCGGAGGGTTTAATCCAATCCTCGTATTCAAGGATTCGTCCTTCTTCTGTTACAAAACCTTGCTTCATTCCAAAGTCAATTAATTCCTCATCGGTATAGGTGGGAATAGTACGAGCGGAATCAGTTTCTCTTATTTCTTCTCTTTCTCTAACATCCCCTTGTGGTGTATCGTATTGAACTGTTGCTTGTTCTTCAACTCGATCGGTAACATCTTCTACTGTTGGTGATACTTGAGGAACAACAGATACTTGATTATTGGTAGTGGAAAAAGGAAATTGTCCGAAAGAGGCCCAGTTGGGATCTTGTGCGACAATTTGTTCATGGGTAAGTCCGCTTGCTAATTTTGCATTATAGTTTTCTGGTGTATAAAATGTACCCAGTAAATTCAACTGTCCCATGCCGGGTTGGTTGATTGTGGTTGCTACATCTGCGGCGGATACATTACCTAATCCTGCTGCCATTATTTACTCCCTGCTTTAATCTTTGCTGTTTCAATTTCAGCCGCTTTACGCAATTCTTCAGAATCAATTTTTTCTGCCTCAATTTTCAAGCGTGCCATGATTTCCATTTCTTTCATTTTTAATTCATTCATCATTTCTTCACGTTTCACCTGAATATTGGCCATCGCCTTTTGTTGATCCATCGCTATTTCTTCCCGTGCTGTTTGTAAAACAGGATCAACTGGAGGTGGTGGAGGGGGTGGTGCTGTTTGTGGATTAAGGAAAAACGGTTCGGCTGACTTGAAGCCCGCATTGATAACCAATTTTTCCAATGTGTTGTAAATCTTTTGTTCGTCCACCAAACGTCCCATCGCTCCTGCTTTTATTAATTCTTTTTGAACGCCTAGAATTTGAGAAAGCAAAGCTACTCGTTGGTCGGTATTACCGGTGCCGAGCCCTACTTCAATCGTAACATCCATTTCCTTGTTCGCCCAGTCCATCGGATTCATTTCTACAAATTCATTTCGCAGTCGAATCATTCTTGGCTTATCTTGGTATTTAGTAATAAGCTGGAGAATAGAGCGGAACATATCCTTGACGCCGGTTTCAGCGAAGATACGGGCTATGAGCTCTATGCGTTGTGTGGCCGCATTCATCAGCGCATTCACGCTTGTTGCGGTTGTATGTGATTTTTGAATAATATCCGGATCCGCTCCCATTTGGGTACGGGAAATACCGGTACGTGATTCTCGGAGTTGGTCTATCTTTTCGAGCATGGATAGGCCTTCGTTCAAGAAACTTGGTGTTGCTAAAGGTTGTACGGCTCCGGGCCCTTTCACCCTGACAATACCACCCGGTCGAGAGGAAATTAAATCGTCTAAATTAACTTGGCCATCTACTACTACGTTCCTTGCATTGTTCTGCAAGTACATGTTATCCATTGTTTGTCGCAGGATGGTGCTTTTGATAAGCTGAAGATCCATCACTAGATCCGCCACACTCATTCCAAAGAATAAATGAGGCATAGGAATTGGCGTTACCATTGAGAATGGAATATGGTCGATCGCTTCGTTTTCCAATACATAGGCCTTGTTACCAGCCATTGTAATCTTGCGTAGTTCAGCGTATCCAGTCTTATGATAGTCAATGCGTGTATAGCATTCAATCATTTCAATCCAGTCGGTTGACTTGTCGATTGATTGAAACTCCATTGATGGATCGGATGTTTCGTATAGTTCTCTTGTTGTATGTTCTTGATTATAAAACGTGTTGGTGTAGGTAGGAAGTTTATTGACAACCTTCTTGGAAAAACCCATGTTCATGAGTTCGGTTCGAGTTTTAAATACTCGGTGCGCTATGAACTGGGCGTCCTGAATATTGGTTGCCCTTCGGGATACATAAATTTCTTCGGGAGGAACGGGAACAACTTTTATTTTTCCAATTTTTTTCTTGCGCTTAATCTTGACATCATAGATCAATTCTACGCCTACATCGGTTTGATTTTCTATTACGTCATGATTAAGAACATCAACCTCGTCATCAATCAATAATGATTGAAATTCTGTTTCAATTAATCCTTTGTATTCTTCTTCTTTTTCTTCAATTTCTTCGGAGTAGTAATGCTTGACAAAACCGTTCTTCTGCATCAACGCATCCTTGAACATGGTATACAGAATGAGAAAACCCGGATTGTCTTTCATAAAAATATAATTGACGTAGTCCGTGCATTGTTCCGCTATCGTTTGATCTTCAGGCCCTTTGGGCTCGAAGCGAACAATCTGCTCCCCTGCTGTGAATATGCGTAATAAAGATGGTAGGATTGATTCAATAACCTCTAGTACATCTTGTGATACAACTTGTGAACGTCCTTCAATTTCATTACCGTACGGCTCTCCCAGATAATATTTATAGGCGGTTCGTCTTTCTTGAGGGATCTTTCCCTCTAACCAACCTAATGAATTATCTAACTCTTGGCCAAGTAATGCAAGGATTTCAGAATCCCTCATTTTTGCCATAATTTATCTAAACTTTTCCCCAGTTTTTAGCGTGTGTTCTATCTGGATCAAATATTTTACCACGAGTTATATTTTTTGTTGTGTCCCAGTTTTTCGGTTCGCTTGGAACGGCTGTATATTTTCCTTTGTTATTTGGCTGCGCTGCCGCATCCAAACGATCTATTGTTGCATCATATCCAGCTACCCTGTATTCACTACGAACAGAACCGGGCCCAAAACTTAATCGGCCGTGATAAGGTTTCCCTCTTGAACTTCCCATTTTTTACTCCTTCCATTGAATAACGAGTGGTGCGCCATCGGCGCCCACTATTTCTTGTTGTGTCTTATCTCCATACACTTTCGGTACCAGCTTGCTTGCCGTCCAATGAGCATCGTGCATTAAGAGTTTAAGTGCATGTGTTTCTTCCAGTCCAACCGATCCCTTGTTTTTGGAACGATCATAGGTATCCAAACATTTCTTTCGATTGTCGGAAAGGATATACTCCACCCCTTCCTTTTTGGAGCGATTATACTCCTCATGAAATCCCTCTTTTTCCCGCAGCCATGTGCGGATTGTTTTCCAGCTTGGCATCTCCGCATCCGTAG